ATGAACGACCTATTCTTCTTCCCCCCAGATCTTCTTACGAAGAAAATGGTGGCCTACTTGCTCTCGATTTCGGAACGCGAGGTGAATGTGCTGATGGATCACAAAGAGATCACGCCGCTCGACGACGGCGGCAGATACATCAAGTTTCATCTTGAGGACGTTCGCGCCTACGCCAAACGGATACCTGAACGTGCACCGCGCGGGCCGTCCTGGCGCTAAACATGGATGAGATCACGACGCCGAATTGCCCTAAGTGCTTAACGCCATTGTGGCCGGCTGGGTCTGACGAGAATCCATATTGGTGGTGCCCGTCGTGCAAGGTTGCGCGCCTGTCATAGGCACCCGGTACGCTCGTACGCCTAACGAAGGAATCCAACGTGGGAGTTATGAAATACCCGGGCGCACCGGATTTCACTTATGCCGACCAAGTACTCGTGAACCTGCAAGCGATAATCGCTATCCAGCAACGTATGGGTCAAGGATTCTGGTTCGAGCGTCAAGGCGGTGACGAAAGAATTATCGGTCATGACGCGGTTTGGATCGATCCGAGCATGCCCATCTACATCGAATTCGACAGTATCGACCAACTCGTCGCGCAGAAGGAAGTCGTCGATGAGTGGACGATGTTTCTGACCGTGGAGGGTAGCGATCGGCTTGTATTCCGCCCGCCGAACGATGCTCTAGAACTAATCAAGGATGAGATTGCTCGCCAGGATGCTGCGGACATAGCGCCAAACAAACGCGATGTCGACTAGCTCGCGGCTTCGTAGGTAATGTATCCGTCGATAATCATGGCATTGGTCAACGCGAAAGGCGCACCGGGTGCGAAGTTGCCGAGAGTGCCGTTGAAGGTGTTGGTGAACTGGATGCCGAGTGTGCCCGCTCCGTTCACTGCGACCCGCACGCCAAGCGCGGCCGGTCCCGATCCGGAGTAGATACGAGCTACGCCCGCCGTGGGCGTGATCGAGAGGTTCGCGGGTACCGGGAGCGCGATGTTGTATGCCGCACCGGTCCCCTGATTGAACCCGGTGCCGCCTGCCGAGATCTGGAAATACGCCGTGATGAGGCGGCCGTTGCGGGTGTAGCGGCCCACCGCCGAACCGGTGGTGCCGAGCGTCGGGTTGATTCCGGGAGTGGCGCACGTAAACGTCGGCGTGAACGGGGTGAAGGCCGTACCGGCGAATTTGGCCGTGACTGAATTTGAGAGTCGGTTGAGAAACGCTGAGAACGTCGCGGGGATCGCTTCGGTTTCTTCGTATTCCCAGATGCCCTGTGAGTTGAGTCCCATGGTGTTTCCGTTTCTATGAGGTGACGAGGTTGCGTGAGACGATCTGCATTTCGCCCGCAGGTGCCGTGAATATGACGGACTCCACCAGGCCGGACTGCAGCGGCGATCCGGGAAACTCGATGTACGCGGTCTGCCCTGGTGTGGCGGTGTAGTCGCTCACGGCGGCTGCGGGGATCTGGTGGCCGCGCGTGCGAATGCGATTCCAGATCTGCGCTGCGGGTCGAGCGCTCATCGGGCTATCAGGGCCGAATGGTGCTGGTGCGTCGATCTTCATGAACAGGGTCTTGCCAGGGCTGCCCGGTGAGGCCGGGAACGCGGGCCATATCGACTGTGCGATCTGCTGGATGCCGTCAGCGGCCCACGCCCACTCCATGATCACGTTGTCGGCCCATTCGTCACTGGCGCGGTCGATGGTGTCGGTGGCGTCGGTCATGTTGATGCCCTTGCGAACCGAGATGTAACCCGGCACGGTGAAATCTCTTTGCGTAAGGCGCATAATGCCCAACTCGTCGCACCAGAGGCGTAGGTTCGCCTGCTGTACGTATTGGCTCATGAAGTCCCAGTAGGGCACCCCGACCGGGACGTACTGATACGCACCCGTTGGGTCGGAATCATTGGTGCCAACGGGCATGGGCGCATCGTCGGCACCGTCAGCTAGGGCGAACTGGTGCATGCTCTGTGTCGGTGACAGGAACCCCGAGAACACGGCATTGATAAATGCGCGCACCGTTGGCTGATTGATAAAGCCGACATCCTGGGTATTGCGGAGATCCTGCAGGAGTGCTTCATCCGAAGCCAGCTCGAGGCGCGTGGTTCCATCCGTGCGTGTCTCGCGGCTTCGGAGCCCCAAGCTCGCGGGCCTAGTGGTGCCTTCGGAATAGGCAGCGTTCCACTTGCGCTCACGGTCGTTGCTCATATCAGAGACGAGCAGGCCACCCCAGCGCTCGGAGAGGTCGGAGACGAGTTTGCCGCCCCAACGTTCGGACAGGTCGAATACGAAGGCGAACCCGCCCGTCTGCCCCGTGAGGCGCATAAAGATGCGGGTGTCGACGCGTGGGTCAATCGTCGTCAAGTCGTCCGGCGTAGTCACCGTTAGCGACGCAGTTGCGTAAGGGCTGCGGGACTCGTCTAGCTTGAGTGATCCGTCGATGACATTGAGCGCCGCCCCTGAGGGCAGGGTGGCGAAGATGCGATGTCGGGAGAGGGTCACGGGGACACCTCTTCGAACCCAACCTCAAGCGTCCAATAAATGCGTGTCTCGGGGTCGAGTCCGATTGTCATTGCGCCGGTACGGATATAGGTCATGTCGGCTTGGGGAACGTCGGTGTCTGCAAGAGTGAAGACGGACACGGTGCGGTGCAGTGCCAGTGCGGTGAAGGCTGCAGCTCGCGTGTCAAACAGCAGTCTTAGCGTGCCGCTGCGGAGCGTTTCGAACCCGATCGTGTAGTCAGGATTTGACCGTCCGATGACACGGTGCACAACGTTGGTCGACTCGCTCTGCGCTTCGTATCCCAACACGAGGGTGGGCGTTATTGTCGATGATCCTGCGGTAATCGTGGTCATCACGGCACCCACTTTCCGGCTAGCTTGCTGATGGCGTTAACCGTGACGTTGATGCTGCTGTTGATGACCTTGTCTAGCTCGCTGCGGTCGACTTTGAGCTTGGTATCGACGGTGGCGGGGGTGTTCTGCAGCTCACGGTTCCGGTCTTGGATCCGGTCGCGTTCGTCTGAGCGGTTCTTCACGGCACTGCCGGTGGCTGCGTCGTAGGTTTTGGCCATCTCGAGCGCTTGGGACTGCACCCCGACCACACTGTTCAGCTTGTCGACCTGGTCGGCGATCTTGCCGTTCTGGTCGATGAGCGTGTCAGTGAATCCCTCGCCCGAGGTGATGATCTCGTTGTTGGCGTCGTAGACCTCTGTGAGCCTGTCTTTGACCTTGGCCAGTTCCGTGCCACCTAAGGCATAGCCCCTAGCAACGTCGCCGGTCGACACCCCCGTTAGGTCGGAGATTAGCTTGATGTCTTTCCACTTGTCTTTGATGACATCTTGGATGGCGGCGTTCTCCGTCTCCGTCGACAGGTAGCGCCCTCCCGCTTCGATCATCCGGTCATAGGCGGCGTTCGTTTCTTCGGCCAACTCATCGGCCTTGGTGCCCGCGTTATCAAAGGCTGTAGAAATGAGGCCGATTCCTGCTGCGGCCGCGATGCCCGCTGCGATGCCGGCAGGGCCGAACCCGGCGAACGCTACGGCTGCGAGTCCTTGGAACCCGTCAGCGATCGACGCTGCAGAGCCATCGAAAGATGCGGCCACTTCGGAAGCGTTGGATTTGGCTTCGTCTTTGAAGTTGGTGACACCCTCACCGGCAGAGTCGGTGGCGTCCTTGTAGCTTTCCTTCATCTTCCGCGAGGCATCGCGGGACTCACGAACAACGGTCTCGCCTAGCTGCTTGAACTCGCGCTCTGCCTTGCCAGTCTCACGCTGGGCGTCACGGAGGGCGTCTTCGATCTGCTCGCCTGAACGCTCGGCGTCTCGGCCGAGATCCGCCGCTTTGTCGCCCGCCTTATCGAACCCGTCAGCGAGCTTGTCACTGGCTTTATCGCCAGCGGTCCCCGCGTCTTCGGCCGCCTCTGCGGCGTCCTCGAGGGGCTTGATGACACCGGACTTGACGCCCGCTTCGAAGCCCTGTGTCTCGGAGGTTATGCCTACTGAGATTCCCTTAGCCATGTCGTCACCTCTTCTCTAGTAGTTCGTAAAACGTGCGCATTGTGGTCTGCACCCAAAGTGATGCGACGCGGGGGATGACGGCGGCGATGGCCGGATAGACCACATAGCCCTTTGGCTTGCGGGCCTTGAACTGGCGGTACACGTGCCGGTTGTTGACCGCGTATCGCTTGCCCTTGCTGCTGGTGGCCGTGTAGCTCTGCGTCAGCTCGCGATCGGAACCGAACTCTGCGAGGTGGTAGAGATCAGGGGGCGTCTTGCCGCCACTGAGCGCTTTCCCCTTGCCTGCAGACTTGAGCGTGACATTCCTCCGGCTTACCGCTGTCGCCGTCGTCTGCCCTAGTACGCGAGCCTGGAACCTATCGGTCACGTTCGCGTTCACGGCCTCTTGCCAAACAGGCTGTATGACCGCTTTGTTGGCCTTGTTTATCTGCCCCGCTAGTTCCGTATCCAGCCCTCGCATCGTGTTTAGGACGCGCTGAATGTCCTTGGATGCGAAGACTGAAATACGGAACCCTGCCACGGCGGTTAGGCCGGTACTGCAGCGGTGGTGAGTACGGGCTTGCCGACGACTGCGAGCGTGACCGATGCGACGGCAACGGAGTCGACTGCACCCCCGATGGAACCGGGCGTCACGTACACGGTGGCCGTCCATGTGGGCGTGGTGCCGGTGGTGACCGTCTGCGGCAGGAACTTGACGACAACGGTCTTGCCCTCGTTGTCGAACAGGTACTTGCTCAGCGAGTTGGTGGTTGACCAGTCCTGTGCGAACGACAGGTTGCAGGTCCAGGTCGCGCTCGTGACGCCTGTGAAGACGGCAGTAGGCGTGAGGCCTTTCCAGTTCACGGTGCCGGCCGCGGGGACGAACTCCACGGTGGATACGTGCGCCTGGTACTGGTCTGCGGCTACGGCGAATACGGAGTCTTTGAGTACGAGTGGTGCTGCTGCGATGATTGCCATGTCTAGGCCTCTTTCTGGTATGTGAACGTGAGTGTGATTTCAAAGCCGAGGTTGCTGCCACCGTTGGCGAGCCCGCGTTTGGCGTCTTTCCATGCCAGATTTGGCACCTTGTCAAGCGCGTCTAGAGTCGCCATGATCTCGTCATCGAGGTAGGCGTTGGCCTTCTCTGGCTCTAGGCGAGGGTCGATGACCTGCATGACGTAGCTGATGTCGCGGTGGCTCTGCGGGGCAGCAGGGGTGCGCTCGATCGAATCGATTGCGAGCGTCACGGCAACAGTGTCGAGCGTGTCGAAGTCCCGGTTGTAGGACACGAGCTTCCACGTCGCAGGCAGTGCGGGCTTGATCGCGTCGATAATCCACTGACGGAGGTTCACCTGATCGGCCATTACCAGATCACCGGCAATGCAGTCTTCGGGCGGAGTAGCTGGCGAATGTTCTTATCCAGTGGGTACACGCGGATAGCGAACCCGTCGGGGCCGATCTCGCTTTGATCATTGGTCTTGGTGGCGTTCCAGACGGCGCGGGTCTGCATGAGCTGCGCCTGTCGGAAAGGCAGGGGGATCTGCGCAGAGGGCTCGAGCGGCGGCGCATATGCGTTCACGGCCGTGCGTGCGCCATCGAGGAGCGTGTAAAGCACCACGTCGTCAGAGGGGGCGTCGGGCCATTGCGCACGCGCGCTGTCGAGCGTGTGCCACCCGTCGACGCTTTCAACGACGAACTGCAGCGGCGCGAGTCCAGTGCTTGCGTTGGTCCCCATGAGGGTCACCACAAGCGAATAGATGCCGGGTAGATCGAACGGGGTGATGTTCGGCCATTCGGCAACGATCGTGTCGCCGACGATGGCGGCGGGGATGAGCCGTCGGTTGTCGCCGTCTGGCGCGATCAGGTTGGCCCAGACGAGAGGGAATGGCGACGTATCGACATCCCCGTCATCGTCCAGCAAATCGATGACCAAAGGAGCCGGCGGGATATCGCCAGTCCAGTAGGACTGTTGGGGCATTTCTGCTCGAAGCACGACGGCTCCTTTCTGTGTATCGGTTTGGGTTAGGCGGTTGCAGCGGTGACGAGCTGCAGGCCGAGCGCGTCGTTCACGTTCACGCCCAGGTAGCCGAACGCGGCCTTGTCGACGCCACCGCGAGCGAGGTCGAGAGCGTCGATGCGAACGGGCGCACCGGGCAGCTCGAGTACGGTGACGGCTTCCTTAGCGCCGACGAGCACCTTGCCTGCCGCGATGGACGCGGAGGGGCGGATTACGAACGAGTCGAGCGCACCCTCTTCGAGTCCGAGCGAGGCGTTGAGGTAGCCGAGAACGTTGGCCTTCGGCATCTTGGCCATCTGCTTCCAGAGGGCCGGTGCGACGAGTGCGAACGAGGGGAGCGAACCAGCGGTCACGATTGCCGTAGCGCCGTCGATGATGGCCGACGCGGCCGAACCGATGGTGCCACCGGCAACGCCGGGGAGGGTCGTGAGGGCATCGCCGACGAGAACGGTGGCACCGGCTACAGCAGCCGCAGCAACCTTGCCGTCAGCCCAGCGGGCGTAGTCCTCAGTCACAGCTGCCGCGTAACCCTCGAAGAATCCCTCGACGGGGAAGTCGACGAACTCACGGGCGATGTCGTGGCCGATTGCGTAGCGGAGGGCGGTGCCGCTAACGGGCGAGACGGTGACGGTGTTCGAGGGCACGTTGCCCTTGTTGCCGGCCCAGTCGCCACCGGTGGGCTTGACGCCGTACTTGAAGCCGGAGAACGTAAGGGCGTTCAGGTTGCCGTGCGCGAACAGGGGCAGGATCTGCTGGCGGTAGGTCGTTGCCTGCCAGACCTGGCCGAGCCACTGCGGCGTCGGGTTCATGACGGAGCCGATGCCGCCAGTGCCGTCGTATTTCACGTCGCTCAGGGCGGCGAACAGCAGCTTGCCGTTCTGCCCGTCGATGGCGTTAGAGAACTCGAGGTCAGAGATGACGCCCTGTGCACGCTGCGCATAGAGGGTGCCTACCTCGTGCACCGACAGGGCGCGAGGGGCGGTGGTGGCAGCGGTCGTGGCCGCTGCCGTCAGGGTCGATGGAACGGTTGCAGTTGCCACAAGGGGCTCACTTTCTATGGTGGGTGTTTCGGGGGTGAAGGTAAGTTCTGAGCCGTCAGCGGTCACAACGACTGCCTCGGGAAGGGTGGTGGCGTCGACCGACAGCACGCCGTCTACGGGCTCGAGCACGATGGCGTCAGACACCAGCTCGCCTTCGACGTCTCCCACGTCTGCAGCCAGGAGCGTTGCACTAGGGAACGCACCCTTGTGCACCTGTGCGGCACCGAAGATGCGGCCGGCGATCGCCTTGCCTGCGCGGAGGACGATGTTCTTTGCTTCGACCGACAGGTTGGGGCGCGTGCCGTCCTGGTACTCGAGCAGGGCAACGTCTGCCTCGTCGGTGTCAAAGTATTTGAACGTCGCCGTGATGCCGTTAGTGGCCTCTGCGAGCAGGGTTGCGCGGGCAACGGGGACAGTCGCGTCATGCTGCGAGTTGAGCGTCACCGATGACGGGTCGCGAGGCAGGGTGAAGCTGCCGGCCTCTACGGTGAACCGGCCAAGGTTGGTGTTGCCCAGCTCGCCAAACGGCACGAGCAGGCCGCTGATGGTGCGCTCTTCGAGGTTCGCTTTGAGCGTCCCTACTTCGATCTGTACGTCAGTCATTGCTAGTCCTCTTTCGGGATGCCGGTAGCGGCGGGCAGGGTAGCCAGGTAATCGGTCTGGTCGAACGCGACGGACAGGCCACGGGCAACCACGTCGTCGGCTGAGAGGCGGTCTGCAATGGCTTCCATCCAGAGCACCAGCGAGAAATCAACGAACTCGTTACGGCGTCCCTCTTGGGTGCTGTAGGTGAGCGAGGCAGTGGACGTAGACCCGTCGAGCAGAGCGGCGGGAACGCCGGTCAGGTTCGCAACGTCGAGACGAACCGCGTTGCGGCCTTCGACCATGAACCCGCTGTCGCCCTTGTCGCCGTGGCTGATGAGCTGCACGCCGGAAGGGGTGTACACCGTTGCGCCCTCAGGGTCGCGCCGAGCGGCGTTGTAGCTCGCGACGATGGCCCTGGCCTCTTCCTTGCTTGGCTCGTCCTCGCCCGTGGCGTGGATCTCCATGACGGGGATGGGCGCGCGCACACGAGATGCCACGGCGGCGGAGGTGTTCTTGGCTGCGCGGAGGGTGGTCGCGTCTTTGTCGAGCACGCCCTCAATCGGGCCGGGGAAGTAGATAACGTCTGCGGCGTCCGGGAAGCGTTCGCCGATCTTGATGGCACCCTCGTTCGTGACGGACCATGTTTCGATAGCCACACGTTCGGCGTCGATGATCACGCCGTCCGAGTCGCGCACAACTTCCCACAGCGAGCGGCCGAAGAACAGCAGATCGTCCAGAGTCCACAGCATCCGCTGGAACGGGCCGATCGCGGTGTTCGTGCGGTAAACCCACTCCGGTTGCACGGCGAGCTTGCCTCGTTCGTCGCGTACGACGAGAGGCAGCTTGGCGATGGTGGCGCAAATGAGGTTGCGTGCCTTCGACATCGAGGGAATGGTCATCGCTTCGGCGCGGGTCATAGGCACCAGAGCGCCCTCGAACACGTCAGACCATACGATCTGCGTGAGCTGAGCCTCAGTGAAGGGGGACGCCAGATACTCGGGCCGCGGAAGACCCGTCCCGAATGCCTGTTTTAAGTTAGTAAAGACGCCCATATATCAACCCTCTAACGAAGTGTTGACATGGTTGGAGGTATTCTACAAAGAGTGTTGACCTATTTTTGGAGACGTTCTTTGTACTTGGCCCGATTCATGTACGCCCGCCTGCATCCGCGGTGATGGACGCGCTCGTGCTCGACAGCCAGGTCATGCGCAGGCCCCTTGTTCGAGGCGCTGTCGGTCCAGTCCGGGCAGCTCGTGCACCAGACAACGATGATGTAGGGCGAGAACTCAAGACGCGCGCTCATACAATCAGCTCGATCGGGACGCGGGGCTTGGCGTCGTCGTAGGCTTTCAGTGCGATCGACCAAGCCTCGAGAGCCGTGATGTCGTTGGTCTCGTTCGCCTCACCCAGGCCCCGGCCAAAGGCCCAGCGTTTTGAGTCACGAGTACCCCGCTTCTGTGCCAATCTGACAGCATCATTCAGGTTCGGCTGGTCATAATGCGCAATGTTGCCGGCCTCGATGTCACCAAATAGGGTCGCTGCAGCCGTGCTTATCTGGTTCCAGTTCTGACCCTCGAGCTTTGGGCGTGGCCTAGCCCGGTTCAGTTTGGTGCTCACGGCCGTATTCACGCTCTCCTGCATGTCGTGGGCGATGGGCAACTTGTGCCTACGCGCTATCTCGAGGCAGCGCTGGTCGACCCAGGCCACTCCCGCCTTGCTCTCGATGACAAGCCCGTGCGCCTTGCCGTCTACGCGCCATGCCGCGACGATCGACGCTGAGGTCTGCAGTGGGTGAACCGCATATGCGAAACGGTGATGAGCGGGTGGCTTGACCACAACGCTGTTGCCGTGCTCAGCCCATGAGGCCATGTCGATAAACGACGAGCCGCCCAGCACAGCGAACAGGCTCAGGTACTCCATCATGAATTTGCCGACGTCGATCGCAGACAGCTTCTCGTAGTTGCTCTCCATGATGTCGAGCGTTGTCAGCGTCCCGATGCCAGGGTGAGCTGCGAGCAGGATCGGCTTTGCCTTCTCCCACGTATCCACGTCGCTGCGCTTGACCGTGGGCGGCGCTGCGTACTCCACGATGCCGGTCTTGTTCTTGCCCTCGCGCCCGTCCTCGAGCGTCGACCAGAGCAGGTTGCCGTCACGGATCTTGCCCGCGGTGCCGGCGACAATCAGCGTGGCGTCCGGGCGGGTGTCCATCGTGGCCAGCGCACCCTCGATGAGGTCGCCCGACATCTCCGGTGACGCCTCGCCACCCTCGTCAATGATGATGAGGTCCCATGCATCCGACCGGAAACCCTCACCCTTAGGGGCAAGGAACTGCAGCACGCTGTCAGAGTCGCCCTCGTGGAACCATGTGATGCTCTCAGAGCCGCCCGCGTTGTTGATCTTGAAGGGCCAATCCTTCTTATCGAGGTGCCGGTATCTCTCTTCGAGCGGGCCCTTGATGTCTTGCTTGAAACGGGTACGCGCCTTGAGTGCAGTCGTCGCCATGGTGTACGACACCAGGTAACCGGGGCGCTCTGAGATCCTGCCCATAGCCAGAGCAAACAACGAGGTCGTCTTAGAGCTACGTCTAGGTAGCAGCACCCCCATGAACCTAGGGCACGCATTAGCAGCGTCCGCCAGCACAAGCATCTGAGGCTCGAGCCGTGGCATGCGTCGCTTGCCCAAACCGAGCAGCAGCGCGCCGGCTACAAACTCTTCCCTGAGCGCGATGTCTGTGGCGTACTGGGATGCATTCAGAGGCGGGATTCCCGAGTCCCGCCACGACTCCCACGCGTCCGTGAGAAAAACCTTGCTGCCATCATGGCGGGGGTATGGCTGCGATTCCTCAAAAGACTCTTTCGAGGCCTCAGTCACTCGGTTTGCCGCTGTCTTCGGCGATGAGGGCGGCGTGGAGCTGTGCTGTCGATCGTACGGTTAGCGCGGCGATGTCTTGCACGAGGCGGGCGTTGTGCTCGGTGATGATGACGCCTAGTCGCTGCTCGCTTATCACTTGGTGTCCTTTGTCTGGCTGCGGGCGTGGCTGTCTGCCAGCACGAGCAGGTCGAAGAAGGGCTGGAAGTCTGCCCGCTGCATCGGTGTCGTGACGCTGTAGGTCACTGCCACTTGGCCAGCGCTCCATTCTTTGATGACGACGCTGCCGACATCTGCCGTCTTCACGTCGACTCCGAGCTTTTCGAGCAGCTCGATTGCTACCTCGTTGCCGGTGTCCTTGATGTTGAGATTGACGTGCGCCATTAGTACCCCTCCGGTAGTCGTTGGTCTTGCCTGCGTTTGGCGTTGGTCTTGGCTGCGCCTGCTTTGCCGCCTGCGATCTGGTTGCAGTTGCGTGGCCAGATGGCTGAGCGCGAGTGCGATGGGCCTACGTCTTCGATGCTGACGCTCTGGCTGTGTGCGATGTCGATGCCTGGTAGGTGCCCGACTTGCCATGTGTGCTCTTCGGTGACCATGCGGCCGCAGTCGACGCAGGGCAGCGGGAGGGCTGCGGCGATGGCGGCGCGGAGCTTCGGGCTATAGGTCGACCACCTAGCGGCTCGATGGTGCTGGCTCATGATGGGCGCCCGTGCGATAGGGTCTGCTGCATGACTAAGCGCTGGTGGTTCCCGTTCATCGCAGGCCTGCTGCTCGGTGCCGCGATCGTGGGCGGCTCGGTGCTTGTCCTGGGCCTGCGTGCCACGGCTGAGGCTGACGCTAAGCAGGAGTGGTCCGACTGCTTGGATGCCCACGCGCCGGCCGGTTCGGACGTTGACCAGATGATCGCGGCGGCTGAGGCCTGCGACTGATCCGTCATGCGCTTGCTGCTGCCACTAGCGCGGTGAGTAGTGCGCCGGGTGACCGAGTGCGTCGTTGCGCGGAGCGTGCGGCGTGACGCGCGTCGGATGCTTCGTTCTTCCGCTGCCTGTCGACGTTGCGTGCGGCGGCATCGCCGACTGGATCGACATATCCGCGTCGGTGCACGTTACTCATCGTGTCCGCCGATGATTACTTCGATCGGGAGGGGCACGCCAGTAAAGGGCGGGAAGCCCTCCGCGGGTGTGTCGCGGTCTAGTCCTGGTGGCAGCGGGGCGATGAGCGGCAACGGCCATGTGGACTCGAGCAGTGTGTCGATGCGGTCTAGGAGCTTGTCTAGGCGTGCCTGTGAGCCTTCGATCTCGGTGCGTGCCAGGAGCAGGCCTGCGCGGTATTTGCGTGAGCGCTTCTCTTGCGTTGCGCTGAACTGTTTCCATGTGAGCGCGTGTGGGCGTTGGCCTGATTCGATCGACATCGTTACCGCCTATTTAGTTTTGTAGCACTGTTTGTGCTGGTACAAACAACAGTACAGAACGTGCGAACTTGTGTCAACACTCCGGGATACAGGAAAGGGGCCACTCTCTATTAGTTAGTTAGTGCACTAATAGTTCGTGGCCCCGCTATTCCAATGTGGCTAAACGCCGTGTGACGTGAACGCCTCCGCATCGAATCCGATGAGCTTCATGACAGCCAGCAGATCCTCTGCCTTCTCCCCGTTGCGTGGGTAGATGATCACGCCATCGCGCTTGTTCTCGCTCATGCTGTTGCCCCTTCCCACAGTAGGTCCGGGAGCATGGTGGCATCCGCGTATGCCTGCCCCTTGGGTGTCAGGGCGTCGTATGCGGGCTCACCTGCTTCCGGGCCTTCGTAGGCGTCGTAGCGCGGCATCTCTTTGAGGTATTGGCGGATGAGGTCATTCGCCTTGTTGCTGGTCAGTTTTTTCCACCTGGCCTGCAGTGTCTCGGATGCCACGGCTGCGTTGAAGTGAAGGTGCAAGTCGCTGAGGTAGTCAAGCTGCTTCTTCGTCGCCTTGCCGGTCGATTCCACGAAGATGAAAGAGAGATCGCGTCCGCTCGGCAGAGTGGACCTTAGATCTTCTTCTCTTGTGTCTTCTTCTATGGTGTCTTCTTCGTAGTCCTCCCGGGACTCGTCGTCAGCTCTGTCAGAACCCGTACCCCGTCCTGTCTGGACGCCCCGTTTTGGTGCCGCGCGGGTGAACGTCGCCACCTTGTACACGTTCGACTCGTTTGTGCCGTCCGCGCGCTTGCGTACCCGTTTGACGATGAGCCCGCGGGCCTCGAGGCTCTTGATGGTCCGCTTGACCGTGGAGGGCGACGTGCGCGACTCCTTGGCGATGCGTGCGATCGAGGGCCATGCGAGGCCTGAGCCGCCCGCCCGGTTGAGCAGGGCCATGTACACGAGCAGTTCGTGCGCGGTGAGGTCTGACTCTCGCATGAGCCAGTTCGGAATGATCGAGAACCCCTCGCCCTCGCCACTCATCGTGCGCCTTCTCGCAGCGGCGGGAGTTCGTCCTCGGGCGTCTCGATGTCAAGCTGGGTTGACGCCGATGCAGCGAGGGCGGCTTCCGCGGCTTTTACGCGCTTGTTGTGCTCGCGCCACCCGCTGCCCTCTTCGTCCCACTCGCTCTGCGTGTAGTCCTCGCTGAGCACGTCGAAGATCGCGTCTGCAAGCTGGTGTGCCTCGATGCCTGGACCGTACTCTCCGCCTCCATCGTCGAAGGTGTGGCAGAGGCGGAGTACCTCTTTGAGGTCCCTAATCACGCCGTAGTCGTCGGTGTCGTTGATGTTGTCCATGACCTGTGCCAATACTTCCCAGCGGCTCGCCATTACGCCTTCACCTCGCCGTTCAGCTTGTCGGTCAGGTCGGCGGCAGCGACGAGAGCTGCGGCGTACTCGATGCACTCGGCGGCGTAGGTGCGCATCTGGTCCGCGGTTGCGTCGTCAATGAAGTCCATGGCCATCCAGCCGAAGTAGTGACCATCCGAGTGGAGGGTCACCTCAACCTCAAGACCTTCGACATCGACATGGTGCACGCGGTGATACCACTCGGACGGATCGGCGTGTCCTTCGTGCATCTTGAAGTCGCAGTTCGGCACGCCGCAAGGCGTAGCTTGGGCCAGAGCGTTGGCAGCGTCAGATTGAGCGAGCAGCTTCGCCCGCTCGATCGCGTCGAGGTCAACCTTGTTAATGTCGGTGCTTGATGCCATCATTGTCATGTTCGTATTCCTTTTCTGAGGTGTCGGATACCGCGGCCCGGTTGCCCCCGGGCCGTTCTGCTTTTCTGGGTGGTGCGTCCCTGCGGGAAGATTCGAACTTCCGGCCGTGCGTGTAGAAGACGCTTGCTCTTCCGCTGAGCTACGCAGGGTGGTTGTCACGCGAAGGCGGCTTCGATGAACTGCTCCACGTCTGCCTGACGGAACATTCTTCGGCCTCCGATCTTGGCTGACTTGGGCGCGGTGCCGTTGTGCAGCATCCACCGGAGCTGTGCCGGCGACTTGCGTAGCGCTTTCGCCGTTTCGTCCAACGTCCAGAGGGCGAGGGTGCTGGCTTCCATTTCGATCCTTTCGTGAAGTTGCAGTGCTGCAACGGGTGTCGGTACAAACAAACCTACACGATCATGCGCGTATTGCAATAGGGTGTGACCATGCAATCCAACGACTTACCAATTGAGAACCGCTTTGGCGAAGAAGTCCTAAAGACTCGGCGCGTCCAGCGCTTGAGCCAGAAGGATCTAGCGGAGGGGTTGAGCCAGCGAGGTTTGGCCTTGGACGCATCGGCCATCTCGCGCATTGAAAAGGGGTCGCGGGCGATACGTCTCAGCGAGGCGGCCGTTATTGCCGACGCTCTCGGCTTCTCTCTTTCCGACGTTGAGCATCCACGTGACCCTCTTGAGGATTCGGCGCGCATCCGCCAAACGATAGAGGCCTCGCTCAGCGCTGCGTTTCAGGCTTCTTTGCAAGTGGCCGACGCGTTTGAGGACATGATCTGGCTGTTGGAGAGAGAGCCCCAGGTTCTCGAATCGCTTGTAGACGGAGAGGGATCTGCTCCCGGCAGCCTCGCCGAGTATGCAGCATCGATCGAACGTCGCTGGCGTGGGCCAAGCAACATTGCGAAGTCGATTGGAAAGGACTTGGAATCGCGCGAACTCAGCGAGGCCGTGCTATCCCTGATCCGCACAGTGACCTCGTTCGCGGTAGGAGAGGCGACAAATGTCGAGCATCCAGAAGAGGCCTGATGGCCAATGGCGAGCACGCTATCGTGACGCCAACGGCAAAGAACACGCTCGGCACTTCCGAACGAAGACCGGTGTAGACGGGGCACAGGCTTGGCTCGATAAGATCACCGCGTCGTTGGTCACTGGCACCTACCAAGACCCGAAGACGGCGAAGCTGACAGTAGGGGAGTGGTGCCAGACGTGGCTGCAGGGCTATTCGAACAATCGACTGTCGACGGTCAAGCAAGCGCGTTCACATATCAAGCACATAGAGAGTGCGTTCGGCTCGCGGCAGCTTGCGAGTGTGCGCCCGTCTGAGGTGAAGACGTGGACGGTGAAGCTGCGTGAGCAGGGGCTGGCCGTGTCGACCGTCTACGCCATCCACAATCGCCTGTCACAGATCTACTCTGACGCCGTGCATGATGGCCTTGTCCCGCGATCGCCGGTCAGTCGCCGCACGTCGCCAGGTGCGCCTAAGCAGCGGGCCTATGTCGCGACGACTGAGCAGGTGTGGGCGCTGCACGACGCCATGCCGGAGAACATGCGGCCGGTGGTGCTGCTCGGGGCGTTCGCTGGTCTGCGGGTAGCCGAGATCTCAGCCTTGCGGGTTACGGACGTCGACCTCATGCGCGGCATCATTCGGCCGGCCATCCAGTACCCGAACGATCCGCTCAAAACGGACACGTCGAAAACGCCAATCCCGATCCCGCTCGAGCTCGCTTTAGAGATCAATCGGGTTCCTGCGAAGTGGGGCAGCGAGACGTTTGTCGTGAACGCCTACGGTCGCATCGCGCCGCCTTATGCCCTCGATCGCGTGTTCGCGAAGGCCCGCGAAGAGGTGGAGGGCTTGCCTGACGGGTTCCGCATTCATGACTTGCGCCACTACTTCGCGTCACTGCTAATTGCCTCGGGCCTCGATGTGAAGGTTGTGCAGTCTCGGCTGCGGCACGCGTCCGCGAAGACGACGCTCGACACCTACAGCCACCTATGGCCAGACAAAGACGAGTCCGCACGTGCTGCCGTCGCTAACGTTCTGGCTGCTCGTGCGGACTCGTTGCGGACTGAAGCCGCTACTTCCTAG